GTAAACCCAAAAATTGGAGATATTTTAGACCCTGGTGCTGGACGTTAGACCCTTTTGCTGGCGGTTCGGTTCGTGGAATAGTAGCTAATAAATTGGGGTTTAAATACACGGGGATAGATATAAGGGAAGAGCAAATAAAATCTAATTTAGAGCAAGGTATTAGTATATTAGACGCTACAAATCAACCGTTATGGATAATTGGTGATTCAAACCAAGTTTTAGACAATTTAAACAAAAACTATGATTTTGTTTTCAGTTGCCCCCCCTACGCTGATTTAGAGGTATATTCTGATTTAAAAGGCGATATTTCAAACATGCCTTACAATGATTTTATGGATGCGTACAAAAGCATTATAAATAAATCTTGCTTAAAATTAGTAAGTGGTGGTTACGCTTGTTTTGTTGTTGGAGAAGTTAGAGACAAACAAGGAAACTACATTGGATTTGTTCCTGATACTATAAAAGCGTTTACTGATTGCGGTATGAAATACTATAATGAGGCTATTTTATTAAACGCAATAGGTACTGCAATGATGCGAGCAAATGGCAATATGAAAACACAAAAATTAGTAAAGATACATCAAAACGTATTAATATTTAAAAAGCCATAAAATGATTACAATAGAGCAACACAAAGGAGTAAATGTATTGAGAGATGATTTACTAACTGGAGGCACAAAGTATTTTAATGCCTTCAATAATTGGCGATGATTTGGAGTATGTTTATGCTTCGCCTGTTTACGGTGGCTTTCAAATAGCCTTATCCGCTTACTGTCAAAGCGTAAATAAAAAAGCTACTATCTTTTGTGCCAAACGAAAAGAGATGCACCCAAACACGCTAAAATGTATTGAGTATGGTGCAAAGGTTGTTGAAGTGCCTTATGGATATTTAACCGTAGTTGAAAAACACGCTAAAGATTACTGCTTACTTACTGGAGCTAAAAAGTTGGTATTTGGTGCAAAGACAATGGAAAATAAAATACTGATAGGAAACAGAATGCGACAAGTTATAAACCAATTAGGCAAAGAACCTGATGAAATTTGGTGTGCTATTGGAAGCGGAACTTTAGTAGATAGTATTTTATTGGCTACTGAAACTGCTAAAATATACGGTGTTCAAGTTGGTGCAGAATATACTGGCAAACACGAAAGATTAACGGTTTTAAAATACCCCAAGTCTTTTGATAGGCTGAGTAAGTTTAACGCTGGTTTCCCATCAATGCCAAACTATGACTTAAAGGCGTTTGAGTTATGTATAAAGCATAAACAGTCAAACGATGTTTTATTTTGGAACGTCCTTTAATCATTAAATCATTTGAGGGTGGGCAAAAAAAAATTAAAACAAATTGCGTATAACGTCTGTATATACGAAACGAGTACCCTTAAAACGCTAATTTTCAAATGATTACCATCCGAGACAAAAAATACAAATTTGTAAAACCGTACTATTTGATGGAAGTAGGTGGGACTAAATTAATTAAAGCGAAGGTAAAAGGTAGTACTTTAGTCTGGAATTTGGGTGGGTCGAAACTGACTTATAACCAGATATAAAAACAAACTCAAAAATAAATCTTAGAAATATTTTGTATTTACAAAGTATTTACTATCTTTGCATTCTAAACTATTAAATCATGAAACAAAAAACATTCTCAAAGTGGTTGGAAGTAGAAAACCACGAAATTTGTGTGACTTTTAAAGTAGACGTAACACAAACAGAACTATCACACCCTGATGACTTCGCACCTTTGTATGGTGATAGTTACAGCTCACCTGAAATAGATTCAGTAGAACTGATTTTATTCGGCCAAGGTGTTGACATTACCAAGGCTTATAAAGAAGCACGAAAAGCGCACAAAGATGCGGTGGATGAAATGCTACTTGAATACGCAATTAATAACGAAGAAAACTAAAAACTATATACAATGAAAGAATTAATCAACATTCAAACCGAATTAAAAGCACCAAAGAACCAATACAACAACTTTGGGAAGTACAAGTACAGATCATGCGAGGACATTTTAGAGGCCTTAAAGCCCATCCTTGCAAAGCATTCATGCTACCTTACAATAACCGATAGCATATTCGAGATTAACGGAGTATTAGTCGTGAACGCCACAGCTACCATAACAAATAGCGAAGGGAAACAAGAAAGCGTGACCGCTCAGGCGGGTATTGATATACACCGCAAAGGCATGGATATTGCGCAATGTTTCGGCAGTTCATCAAGCTACGCACGGAAATACGCCTTAAATGGGTTATTCCTTATAGATGATACAAAGGATGCAGACGCAACTAATCAGGGCAATGATGGCTATCTAAATGACTGGAAACACACATTAGCGCAATGTAAGAACGTAGAAGATTTACAAGTGTTATTCGAGCAAAATAATCCAACCGACAAACAAGTAATTGCCCTATTCACTAAAAGAAAAGTAGAACTCAATGCGAAAGGGTAGATTTACAGCAAGCAGAATAGGCGACCTACTAGCGTCAGGCACAGGCAAAACAAGGTTAAACTATATCTTTGATATTGCCTCTGACCTAGTAGGCGCAAAAGAGCAAGTAACGACTAAGGCTATGGAACATGGAATCGTTAACGAGCGAACAGCGTGTGATATTTTAATCAGCGTTAAAGGTGGTACTTACAATAGCGATGGGAAAGGCGGTCAAGTATTTTACCCTATTAATGACTATCTAGGTGCAACGCCTGACGTGGTAGGGGATTACGCAGGTGATGCTAAATGTCAGTTTGAGATTTACAACTTCATAGAGCAAAATGAAAAGCTACCAAAGAAGTATTATGCGCAATTACAATGCCAAATGATGGCTTTAAATGTAGATAAAGGGTATTTGATTAACTACCTAACAAAGCCTGAGGAATGGGGTGTAGATATTTGGGAGGAGTATCCATTTGAACTAGAAGAACGCTACCACATACACGAAGTGCCGAAAGACGAACAAATGCAATACGAGATACTGACTAAGGCGGAAGAAAACTATCCTTTAATTGGTTTATGTGTTGATATGTTGCTAAATGCACAAGTATTGAATGAGATGGAGTTCTTTTACGAGCAGTTGAAAGGCAAAAAGCGTTACTTGCTACTAAAGGACACTAATTGGCAAAACAATGAGCGACAGGTGTACAGATTTGGAAATAAATTTTACGTCATAAAATCATAAGCCATGAACTACAAAGAATTAAACGGATGCTCAATACGCGAAGGGTTTGATAAATTCAACAAAGAAAACCCACACATATACAATGAGTTTGAGAAACAATGCCTTTTAGCTATTGGGAAAGGCCGAACGAAAATAAGCGCAAAACTTATCATTAATTGGATTCGTTGGAATGAGTTTCTACGTTCATCGGATCAGAATTTCAAAATAAACGATGCTTATCAGTCCTACTATGCAAGGTATTTTGTTGAGCAATATCCAGAGTATGAGAATGTGTTTGAATTTAGGAAACTAAGGAATGAGGAGAAAGGGCCATACATGGGTGTAGATAGCGAAGGAATTACATTTTATTAATCAAAAAACTAAACCATGATACATCAAAACTTACAAAGCAAACTAAGCGTATTAGCTAATCATTTTGGGTGCAGAGTAGAGGACATAACAGGCTCAAAACGTCACAGGCATATTATCAAAGCTAGGCACGTCTTATGGCACTACCTTTATAGAGTTATGGGTGTTAGTTCTACCGAAATAGGGCGTATGTTTGGAGATAAAGACCACACAACTATCCTGCATGGCGTTAAAAAGATAGACCACTACAAAAAGCATGAAACCGACATATACAATGGGATTATTTCGATTATGGAAACCGATTCATCATTCACATCATTAAAATACAAGCCATGAGTAATCCAAAAGCGATGCGCCAAAAGGAGCGTGAAGAATACAACCGAAAACAGCTCGATTCAATTAAAGACGATTTCCACTTATACACCGTGCGCGATATTTGTGAAAAGTTGGAAGTGACACTATCAGCCGTTTACACCTATGCAATTAAGCACAGGCTACAATACAAAACAGGTCGTGACAAGGTAGGACGTAGGCAGGAAAGGTCACTACATCCGCTAAAGTCAGGTTTTTTTAATGTCGATGAAAGAGAAAACTGTCTACTATGACCACAGACCAAAAAAACTACGTTCGAGAGAACTGCGAAACTAAGCCACTAACCGAAATAACAAAGGATTTAGGCGTGAATTATATTCAGGTTTATAGTTATGTACGGAAGAACAATTTGAGCCTAATACCTAGTTCCTACCATTCGAGTAAGAAGCCAGTCATGAAGCCTCAAAGTCTATACAACATCAACGAGTGCGATATGTGGTGGAGCAGATTTAATTTGGACAATTAAAAACAAGTAATATGCCAAAAGAAAAACCAATAGAAAAGGTACTATTTCCAAACGCCTACAAAGTTAAATCCAAGCATGGGGTAAAAAGATTCACCATTGTAGATGCAGAACTTGACTCAATAGAATGCATTATGTTAGACGATGAAGCAATTACAATAGATACTGAAAAGCTACAATACATTGCACTAACAAAAGAGAATCTTGAATTTATGCTTAAAGTGCTTGGATAATCGAAAAGTTTAGTTATCTTTGCAACAGTTCTTTAATTAACCGATGCTGTGGAAGGCATTATATATACAAACAATTTCATGCCCTGTAAGGGGTAGCCACCTACGCAAGTAGGCTTCCACTGGTTACTTCTTACAGGGTTTTTTTATTATGGCTAAAGAATTACCATATTTTCAATTTGAGCCAGCGGAGTACTTAACAGGTGATATAGCATTTTGCTCATTATCCGCTCAAGGCTTATTTATTAACTTATGTTCCTACTATTGGCAAAGGCAATGCAACTTATCAAAGGATAGGGCTTTAAAGCGGTTAAATTACCCAAATGAGTTAGAAGAATTAATCAGCGAAGGGATAATCATTGTTGAAGGTGATTTGATTAAAATTAAATTCCTAGATGAACAATTTGCCATAGCTACTGGAAGCAAAAAAGAGAGTTCCGAAAAGGGTAAGTTAGGAAACCTAAAGAGGTGGCATAAAGACTTATACAACAAAGTTATTTCTAAAGAAATCGGGGTAGAAGAAGCATGGCTAATCGCTAAACCATCGGGGGGTGATTCGGGTAGCGACAATTTAGCTATCGCTAAAACATCACATATAAGAGAAGATAAGATAAGAGAAGAAAAGATAAATAATATTAATAGCGAAAAAGTTGAAAATTTAGATGAAATAAATCGTTCCTTAGTAGCAGGAGAAAAGGACATCAAAGAAATAGCAATGGAATTAGCAGATGGTAATCAACATGGTTCTCAAAGGGAAGCAATAATGAATGAGCATAGGATTAAAAAAATAGAGGTATTCAAATGGGCGTTAAGTCTATTCAACCGACATAAAAGGTCACTAGGTCAGCTAACATCAACACATAGTAATTATTCCTTTCACCTTAACAACTGGCTACGCAAACAAGACATACAAGCAATACACCAAGACTACTATCAAGAAATAAAACGACAAACCGAAAAGCAATGACAGAAGCAAAACAACCACCACAGGATATATATGCCGAAAGAAGTATTTTAGGCGCAATAATGCTTGAGCCTGACTGCTTAGATAAGGTACTAACACTCATAAAAGACCCAGATGTATTCTATGAGGAAAAGAATAAAGTAGTATATTCAGCTATTGTAGGCTTATACAAGTCAGGCAAGCATATTGACATGATTAGTGTAGTATCTACGTTGCGAGATTCAAAAGACCTAGAAAACATCGGAGGTTCATTCTACATCACTAAGCTAACTCAGGACATAGTTAGTTCGGCACATATAGAAACGTGGTGTGAAATAGTCGTAGATAAGCATAAGAGGCGTATTTTGGCACGATTAGCACTTGACTACTATAATCAGTCATTCGATGAAGAAAAGGGGCTAAATAGTACCTTAGAATCGCTTAAACGAAAATTAGATGGGTTAGATGCGATAAGTACACAAATAGAGTTTAAGAATATCGGTGAGGTAATGGATATGTCAGTTGCTGAATCAGTAGCCAATAACGAAAAGAAAAGTGAACTTATAGGAGATTCGACAGGTATTAAAGGACTTGATGACATGATAGGAGGCACTATTGATTCCGATTATGTGATTTTGGCTGCTGGAACTGGTGAAGGGAAATCTACCTTAGCACTCCAGATAGCCGAGCATACTGCACATACGTTGAAAATACCTACCATGTTCTATTCTTTGGAAATGAAGGATAAGCAACTTGGCCATAAAGTATTGAGCCAAAACGTCAATAAGTCCGTAAAGGATTTAAGACTAGGTAAACTTAACGAAAGTGAATTTGAAACCTTGATAGGTGTCAAGTCGAGCCATAAAGACACTCCTCTTTATATCTACGATAAGCCGATAATGATAGAAGACCTTATTAGGTCAATACGCTATATGGTAAGGGTTTACAAGGTTAAAAAGGTCATTGTGGATTACTTACAGCTAGTAAAGCCAAGTGATAGTATGCTAAGAGGAAATAGGGAGCAGATAGTCAGTAACATAAGCAAGGAATTAAGGTCAGTTGCCCTAGAACTAGATGTGTGTATCATAGCTTTAAGCCAACTTGCCGAAATGGAAAAGGGAGTGAGTAGAATGTACAGATTAGGTGATCTTCGAGAAAGTAAAAGCATAGGCCATGACGCTACAACTGTATTAATGATTTGGAAGCCAAATTTAAAGTCACAGCAACGATTTAACGCTACTATCATGCTCGGAAAAGAAGAAGTTATAACCGATGACAAAGACGCTATTTTACTTGTACTTAAAAACCGATTAGATAATACAGGCTATGTAAGGCTTAAAGACGACTGGCAAAATAGCAAGTTTATAGAGTTTGGAAGCGAACCACCACAGCATGAATCCTACAAAATTAGCCGTGATTTGTCGAAGCCTTTGGATATTGAAATACCATACTAAAAAAAAGTCTAAAAATAATTAGGTAAATACAAAATAAATACTATCTTTGCATTAAATAATGTAAAATGAGCAAAACTAAGACAAAGAAAGTCACTATCACAATGACCGAGGATCAGCAAAATAAAGCCAAGAAAAAAAGCAAGTTAGTATTAGGTAAGCAAAACCTATCAGGCTACATTGGTATGCTTATCGAAAAAGATGACAAAAAGA